TTAAGAATGACCATTCTTTGAATTTAGTATATTCGTCTAGTACAGTCCTTACAGCCTTGTTCCTAAATACATACTGAATAAATAACAGGTGTAGTTCATCTATTAGTAAGAAGAAGTTATAACCAGTAATACCAGCAACTTTAGCTAAACTATCATAAGTACACATAATCTTTTTAGCACCTTTCTTAGTATTCAGATACTCTTTAATCTCGTATGTAGTAACACCTTCATAAACACCTAGTACATTAACCTTACCATCTGTATTATATTTCTGCATCTTATTCTTAATTAGTGATACAAAGGGAACACATATAATAGTATCTTTACCATCTTCTAAAGCTATAGATGTTCCACCGCATCCTACTTTACCTTTATCTATTAAATATCCTACTGGTAATCCATCCTCTTTGAATAATGGATATTCACCTAAATACTTGTACTCTTTAGTAATAATAATATTTGTCATAATTGCAAATTATTTGTTTAGTTATTCGGTTTAAAATCTGGAGTTTATAAGCATCTGGAGTTTGAATTATGGGTGTGACAAATTTTGGTATTCTTTCTATAGAAGATTGAGGTTTCATTACCAAAATTTGTCACACTTGAAATAAAATAATAAGCGTATCACTACGCTTACTATTCCTTGTTAAACTAACTCAAACTCACAAATTATGAATGAATAATTAACTTCAATACCTAAAATATGCTCAAAAGGTACTGTGGTATTAACTTTGCTATCTTATTTATGGCTATTAGTAGCGAGGCTGGGAATCGAACCCAGAGCATTAGGGAATGAGCCTAATATGCTACCATTGCACCACCTCACATATAAAATGAACTTTTAGAGTGTTTTCAAGAAGGGAAACTGGCTAACTAGATAACCAGTTCTCTAGGCAATAGAATTAGATCTATGTTTTAGTATGATAGTTTCTCTCATTTATTGTAATACAAAGATAAGAAGTATTCTTGATATATACAAATATTTAATAACATTTCTTAAATATTGTATTTATGCGGTTATAAGCATTGTATATTGAGGTCACAGCAAGGTAAGTGAGGGATGAAGCAAGGTGAAATATAACTTTTTATCGCTTCTATCTATCAGTCCCGCATCCAAGGCGGAATATACCGTGTTATGTTGTACTCCTATTTCGTGAACTATTCTATTCAGAGATAGGTCTACTATATTGGATGCTATTCTAGTCCAGCACTTGAATCGGATTAGGAAACCTATTACATTCCTATCTACGTCTGTATCTAATAGGCTGCTATCTATGGTTACAAAGAACTTGGTAGGTTCTGTATAGCTATACTTATTACCGCATCCAGTTCTATCTATTGTTAGGTTGGCTACTTCCTCAAACTTCTTTAGATGGGTGAAGATGGTAGTTTCACTAACACCTGTTATTCTTACTATATCTTTAATAGTACTATCTGGATTCTTACTAATGGCTACTAGAGTGCAGAAGTAAGTAAATGCTTCATTGTTAGTAAGAGATTGTAGTATAGGTATGCTTAATTTGATATTCATTGCTTAGGGTGTTTGATAATTGATAGAGGTTATCTATATTTGTATATTATTTAATCTATATGGCTATGTCGGAGGATCAGAAGGAATGCTTTGTAATAATGCCCATTAGTGATGCAGAAGGCTATGATAAAGGACATTTTACTAGAGTATATTATGATATTATTAAACCAGCAGTAGAAAGCGCTGGTCACAAACCTATTAGGGCAGATGAAGTTGTTTCATCAAATCTAATTCAATTAGATATAGTAGAAAGACTTATTTATGCACCTTTAGCTATATGTGATATTAGCAGTCGTAATCCTAATGTGTTTTATGAACTGGGGATTAGACACGCATTTAATAAACCTGTAGTTCTGATGAAAGATAATGTTACACCTAATGCTTTTGATATAAGTTCTTTTCGATATATTGAGTATACAAAAGAGATGGGCTATAGAGATGTAACATCTGCTATTAAACAATTAAAAGAATTTATACTAAGTACAGTTAATGATTGGAATATAGACAAAGGTGTAAACTCTATTATTAAATTATTACCCGATACTAAGGAAAATCCAACTAATCTTATTTCCGAATTTATATTACAAGAAGCACAGCAATTATGTAAAGATCTTAATTCCAAGAATCTTTTCCTATTAGAAGATTTATTTAAAGATCGCTTAAACTCACTTGAACAGCTATGTATTACAAAGTCCGATAAATTAGTATGTGAGTATTTGAGATCTAAATTTTATTTTCAATATAAGAACCAAATATTTATAAGCGAATAGAATTATGGATATTCTGATGGCATTTCTTACAAAGAGACATTAAATTCTTTGGATTATACGCCAAGCTTCTCCTTTTCAAATGGTCTGTAGTAGACATAAAACTAGTAATATGATGTACATCTACTGCTAATACTACTTTATCTTCTTTCAAACATAGTTCACATAATGGCTGCTGCATTAGCTTAGCTAGTCTTAATTCCTTCCATTTGGTAGACTGGTATATCTTCTGTCTTTCTTCCCTGTTAAATGTTCTGGGAGGTTGCTTATTCGGTTTCTTTAGGTATGGCATATAGTTCTGCAGGTATTATGTATTCACCTTCTTCATTCTGTACCTCTAATGATGCTAATTTACTATTCATTGTATAGCTGGACTTCTTAGCATAGCATCTTATAGTATTGAATTGCACTCTTAGTAGTTTTAATACAGATTCTTCTGTTACATCTTCCAGTCCAACTTCCATACATCTTATTACTGCTTTCTGTAGGAAATCTTCTACAGTCTGGGACATATAGACAGTATCTTTATAGTATGTTGTATATTGCTTTACTAATTTAGGGTAATGTTTGCCTATTATATCAGCTATCTTAGAAGCATTCTTATGCAGAGGCTTATCTATTACAGTATTGTAATTGTATTGGTCATATTGTGGCTTCCAGTTAATTATCTTATCTGCTGTTTCTGTATCAATGTGAAATAGTGCCGCTGCTTTGTCTAGTCCGTAATCATAAACATACTGTAGAAGGACTGATTTAGGTGGTCTTATCATTTTTGAATTTAATGTATTGGTTAATAGTTTCTCTATTGTAATCGAAGAAGTCTTTTAGTATGGCTTCTATTAGTGTCGCTTTATCTGATTTGCTGTTAGTATGTTCATCTATAATATCAATATTTCTATTAAAGAAATCTGCTAATATCAATCTTAGTAGTTTAGGCCTGTCTTTACCTAGTAATTGCTGTAGTTCTGTTAGCAGCAGGTCGGTATTCAAGTCTATTTTAGCTTTAATTTCTATTGGGTAATTACACCGTCTCTCCATAGTTTTACCTTTAATTGTATTACAAATTTACTAATACCTTAATAGACTTCCAAATAAATAATTCACATTCTTTAATAATTACATTGCAATGATTATAAGCCTATTAGAGCCATTGTATAGCTTTATAAATTATAAAAATTAAATAGACTATAATATGATTGATTACACTATTCCAAAGGACATTGAAAAGGATGCCAAGGATTATATGCAGAATGTACTGGAACAGCTAGATAGTACTGGTATGTTAGAGAATGTGGATAGTGCGGCTTTAACGATGCTGGCTAGAAACTATAGTATGTTCATTAAGGCATCCAAACAGTTAGAAGATGAAGGTTTGACCGTTACCAGTGATAGAGGTAACATAGCACCGCACCCAGCTATTAAGATAGCTAAAGACGCTCAAACACAAGCTATGAAAGTTATGTTGGAGTTCGGACTAACAGCTAAAGCTAGAACTAAATTGCCTAAAGTAGAGCAGGACGGATATAGCCCGTTTGAGCAATTTATAAAGGAAGGAAAGGAAGTTAGATAATGAATACCAAACTTTACTATGATTACTGTAGTAAGGTTCTTAATGGTGAAATAATAGCTGGTGAGACTATTAAGCTGGCTTGTAAGAGATTCCAGAATGACCTTAAAAGGGATGATTTGGAATTTAAAGAGGATAAGGTAGATAGAGCCATTCTATTTATCAGCACATTGAAACATTATACAGGTAAACATTCTGGTAAACCATTCACCTTAGAAGGATGGCAGCAGTTTATAATAGCTAATATAGTTGGATTCTACTGGAAGGGAACTAATACCAGAAGATATACCAGTAGCTATATAGAAGTAAGTAGAAAGC